CTCCCGAGACGCCGGTGCCGCCGGTGATGCCGGAGCCTGCCGAGGGGACCACGCCGTTCGGCTGGGTCGTCCCCGTCCCGGTCGTGAGACCGGCATTGACCGCGAGGCCGAGTGCCTGGCCCACATTCGTGCCCATGTACCCGAGCAGGTCGACCCCTGCATCCTCGATCATCTCGAGCGACACCTGCACGAGGAAGGAGTACTTGTAGGCACTGAGGGTCAGGAACGCCTGGAACGACGGGTCGGACTCGCCGATGGCGCCGCCCTCGGAGGTAACGCTCCCTGAGCTGTAGGCATTGGTTCTTGGAATCTGGAGGGACTCTCCGCCTGCCGTGTTGAGGACCGTGGAGGTCTCGAGCATCGGGCCGGTGTAGCGGGCGACCTCGATGATGGTGTCGTAGAAGCTGGTCGCGACGGGTGCCCCGGTCGTTCCCGCCTTCGTAAGATCGCGGCGCTCGAAGTTGAGCGAGCGGGTCTCGCCGCGTGCGAGCGAGCGGATGAGGTCGGCATCGCTGCGGGCCTCGGGTGCGCGCTCCTCGGGGCGTGCCTCGACGTGGCCGGCGACCGCGCTGCGGATGTCCGCGTCGCGCTTCTCGTCGGCGAGCATCTGGCTGATGACCAGGCCGCGCGCGTCGATGTCGGCGTTGATGGCCGAGTACTGGACGTTCTCCTCGGCGCTGAGGTCGCGCTTCTCGTTCGCAGCGTTGTCGAGCAGGGCCTTGGCGGACTCGAATGCGCGGGCGCGCTCCTCGACCTGCCGCTTGATGTAGTCGCTCACGACTATTCCTTTCGGGGTTGGTGATGCGGTTGGGGGTTGTCGTGCAGCCCGCGCGGCTCCGCGTCGAGTAACCCGGCAGGCTCCTGCTCGGGTGAGAAATTGTTGGGGTGTCAGGCTTTTGCGAGCAGCTCTAGCCGCCGTTGCAGCAGCGAGAGCGGGATGGAGTTCATCGACATTTCCGCGACGTCCATCGGCTCCTCGTACGTCATCTTCTCGATGACCCGCATGAGCAGCGTCGCAGCGTCGGGCGCAAGCTTGTCTGCCGTGAGGAGTGCCTCCACGGCGATCTCCAGCAGCGCCGCGTCCTCGCTGCACCGGACTGCAAGCGCGTCGAATGAGCGCACGGCGGCCGTGGAGGCCGGGTATGCGGGGAACGTGACGACGGATACCTCGTGCAGCCGCACCTCGTTCAGGGTCCGTCGCTGCCCGTCCTCGCTCCACGTGTCGCCCTTCGCGGGGACGCTGAAGCCGAACGACATCGACTCGATGTCGCCGCGCTGCATGGAGATGCTGAGGTCGCGGCCATACGAGGTCGGCGGCAGGTCCGCATCGACGAGCAGGCCGGTGGAGTCCTCCGACAGGCGCAGCGTCTTCGGCCTGGTCGCGCCGAGCACCTTCGACGTGTCGTGGTTCAGGAGCATCCGCACGTTGTTGCGGGCGTTCAGCGAGCGTCGGAACGCGCCGGGCGCGACCTGCTCGATGAACGGCAGCGGCTCGGAGTCGCTGTTGAAGACGGCCGCATAGCCTCGAAAGGACATGCCGGGGCCGTTCTCCGCGTGGTCGCGCAACTCGATGCCGTCGACCGCGATGGTCCTGATCTCCGTGGTCATGCTCACTCCTTCACCGCATAGGCGGCGGCCGGGTCATTGGGGTCGATCTGGGCGATCTGCTGCAACTGCGAGGACGGCAGGCCGGTGTGCCTGATCGGCGGGAGCCCGAGGGCGGCGAGGGCCTCCATCGGGTCGTAGCCGGCGACGACGAGCTTCTGCACCATCGACACCTTCGTGTCCATCTCGACCAGGTCGGCCGCGCCGAGGTTGACGTTCGCGAGCGGCACGCGCAGCACGTCGCCGCCCTCGACCGGGCGTAGGTCTTCCAGTCGCCTGATGTCGGAGATGGACAGGAAGCCCGACTGGATGCCGGTGGAGTAGGCGCTGTAGCGGGACGAGAGATCGCCGCGCAGGAGCCCGTCCATGTTGATCCGCAGGAACGCGCCGCCGGGGAGCAGCTGCGTGTAGGCCGTCTCGATCTTGCTGACGATCGGGCGCAGCGTGTACTGCGCGAACTGGATCGCGTTCTGCTCGTTCGAGGCGTAGGACTGCACGCCGGGCGCGGCGACCTGCAGCATGTGGAGCGGCACGCGGAAGATCCGCGCGATCTCCTCCACGGCGAAGCGCCGAGATTCCAGCATTTGGGCCTGCTCGGGGTCGACGCCCGTCTTCGTGAACTTGGAGCCGCCGCCGAGCACCGCGACGCGGTGGGAGTTGCGCAGGCCCCGGTGCGTCTCCTCGTATGCGCTCTTGACGTCAAGGGCCTGCTCGCGGGTGAGGACGGCAGCGGTCTCGATGATCCCCGAGGTCGTCGAGCCGCCCGAGAAGAAGCGGGCCGCGAACTCGTCGAGCGCCTGGGCGCTGCCGAACGACTGCTTGACCTCGTCGAGCGGGCCGATGCCCTTCAGCGAGCCGGGCCGCTTGAGCATCGTGATGTGCTTGATGTCCGCCCTGGTGAGGATTCGCGAGGAATCCCAGACGTATTCGACGTCGCCGAAGCGATCGCGGCGGATCTGCATCCGCGTCGGGTCCAGCACGACGAGGCTCACGACGTCGCCGACGGCGTTGCGGTACACGCGGGTGTACGAATTGCCGTCGAGCAGGAGGCTCATGACGACCTGCTGCACGTGCTCCTCGCGGGTCGTCCCCGCGTCCGGCTCGTCGACCCATGCGGGCTTGGGCCGGAACGGAAGGCGCTGCCCGTCCGACCTGAAGAAGGTGTCGACCGGCAGGGTCGAGATGGTGTCGGTGAGCAGCCGCACGCAGGCATACGTCGTCGACAGCGCGAGGGCCGAGTCGTAGGTGACCGTCGCGCCGGACCATGTCCGGGTGGTGAGGTCCGCGCCCGAGCCCCACAGTGCCTGGTAGGACATGGCACGGGTCTCGGTGCGGGGCCTGAGGAATCGCTCCAGCATCAGGACTCCCGAGCGATCGACACGCCGAACGCGATCGCGAACGCGCCGACGGTCACGATGCCCGCCGGGACGTAGACGAGCGCGACGCCGAGCGCGACCACGGCAGCGCCGGCCGCCTGGAGCGAGATCGCGAGCATGGGCGCTCCGTTCGGTTAGAGGATGAAGGGCATCTGGTCGGCGGGTGCGTCGATGAAGTTGACGGCCCGCTCGAGCGCCATGACGGATGCGACCGCGAGGTCGATCTTCTTGGCGCTGTTCTTGTTCTCCTTGTAGATCCGCGTGCCCCGTGCGTCCGACTTCAGGACCGCGTTCGACACGTGGCGCGCAAGCGCCGGGTCACCGTTGTGGCTGAGCTGGCGCTGATTGACCATGTCGGTGAACCGCTGCGTCGCCGGGGTCATGCGCGATGCCGACTGAGGGAACTCGGTCACCGGCAGGCCCTCGGATGCGAGCACCTCGAGCGAGCGTGCCCAGCGGTGCGGGTCGGCGGTGATCTCCACGACCTGCCAGCGAAGGCATGCCGTGCGGATTGCCTCCTCCACGTCGAGGATCGGCGCGCGCCATTCCCCGTCGCCTGCCGGCTTCTCCCAGAGACCGGCGACGCACAGGTGCGGGAACTCGCCGAGCTCCACGACCGCCAGTGCCGTCGAGTCGCCCGAGAACGAGCCGTCGAGTGCGAGGACGACGCGAGCGCCGTCGGGTATCGGGCGCGGGTCGAAGCACTCGTCCCACGCCTTCTGCTTCAGCCAGCCGCCCTGGAGCGAGACGGGCCGGTTGAACCAGTACCGCTCCCACTCGGCCGGCGATGTCTGCGGGTCGTCGTACGAGTCCGCGATCGCCGCGAGGTCCATCCACGACGCGGCAGGCCCGTAGACCTCCTTGAGGCCGCCGAGGCGGTCGCGCTTCTTGGCGACGTCCCATTTGGAGGACGCCTGCCGGTGGTCGAACAGCAAGGATGAGTCCTTGGAGCGTCCCTCGGCGAGCTGCTTCGCGTAGTCGTGGGTGCCCTCGGCGACCGAGCCCTCGCCCGGTGCGTACATCGTGGTCGTCTCCAGCATCCAGCCCGACGCGATCTTGCGCTTGAGCAGGTTGCGCAGCGTCACCTGGTGCAGCCGCTTGAGCCGTGGCAGCACCCAC